GCAGGATCTTTCACAACGTAGATGTTGCTCACATAAGTCAGTTTGCGCTTCTGCTTACGTGCCAGTTCCTTACCAGCATCAGTACCGTTGTTCCAGAGTTCAGAGTTGTACTCGGACACGGGATCCTTCTGACCCAGAGTAGTCAGAGAGTTCTCAATATACCAACCACCAGGACCTTGGAATGCATGACTGTAGAGTTTCACGAACGGAAGGTCCTCACCGTTCGGAGCAGGGAGGAAACGGATCACGGCATAACCATTGCCGCTCTTATCTACATCCAGTTTCCACAGACGGTCATCAGAAGAACCGCTGCCAGTATTCATTTTTTCAACTTCTTTAACCAGTTTGGCAGTAAGATTGCCAAGTTTAGATTGCTTCTTAAGGTCAGCAAAAGACATTTGGATTACCTCGGATTAATTGGATTCGGGGGATTACTTAGATATTATAGCAAGGATGGTCTCACTTGTCAATGAATTGCTTGAGAGACTCAATGGTTTTAGTCATACTATTGAAAAGTAAAGACATATCAGTCTCTGGTGGAAAACCCATCAGAGCAACTGATTTACGAAGATTCTCTTTCATCTCAATCGCTTGTGGATCATCAGAAAGTGACAAACGTGTATACATTACACGTTGCTTTTCAAGCAGCAAAGTCATTTTTTCAATATGTTCCAGTTTATCTTCGCGGTTCATAGAACCAAAAGATAAAATACTTCCATAAATGAATTTTTGAAGTTCGTTAATTTCTTCAAGTTCTTCTTGAATTATTTCAGAATCAAAGAAATTACTCATTTACAATACTCCTCAAAATTTTTTTAAACTGGAATACGTCAATATTTAGAATTATTCTTTAATGCTCTTTTTCTTTCTCTTGCCCGTTCCTTACGGTTTTCCCTATCTTTTTGATTTTCCCAATATCTCTTTTTCTCTCTAGCTCGTCTATCTAAAACTTGCTCCTCAGTCAAACCTTTTGCCCATCTTTTCTTTTCATAATCTGGATTTTTATCTCTCCACTTTTTCCTAGATTGTTCTTTTTGAACCTCTCTAGATGGAAAATTTTCCCAATCTTCATCCTTTATATCTTCTATAAAATCAGGCCCATTAATATTAAGGGCGAGATTAATACTCGATACATTTAACATATTCTTTTAGTAGGGGTAATATTATTTAGGCGGGTCTTACGCAAGTCAAATACCCCTACCCGACTTTGCTGCCCGCATTCTATAAAATTATTTCTCTAAGAATTTTTTTATAGTTAAAAATATCTACTTGAAGAAATGGTGAATATTTTTTAATCTTAAGAGAAACACACTCCCACACTGGATCTAAAAGTTTCTTATCAAACTTCTTCCCGAACAGGAATATTTTATCATATATGACTAGTGTTTCAAGGCTAATCTTCCCGCTCAGGAATTTTTTTAGAACGGGTGGATGTCCTTTGGAGCAGCTCAAGGCATCCTCTAATTTTATCTGCGAGAACAATTCCTCCGATTGTTCTTTGAACAAGTAACTCAAACTCTGCTGTCGTTTCATCCACTCTCGGTATGTTTCTTCTCCAGAGTTTATGATTTCTCCAATCCATACGTTTTGTGGGTTATCGGCAGCAAGAAAATTTGAAAGAAAATAATCTAAAATTCCTTTATCATCCATTTTCCTTGAGATTTTCTCAAAGAAATATTTGTCTTTACGTTTATTAAATGAACTTACCGTGGCACGAGATTTGCCACCATACTTAAAAAAGTCATACTTACTATTAGTAAAATGACTTTTTAAAGAAAGATATGTTTGATAAGTTTCGAAAGGAGTCACTTTAATCATCAACTAACTCAAGATCTTCAATACAATCAACAGAAACTTTATTCTTACCAATACGATAAAAATGACGATTAATTCCTATGGAATCAGGAATAAATCCAATATATTCTAAATCAGAACATTTATTTTCACGCAACCAAGCCTGAAGGCGATGGTGCATTAATTCATCACGAGAAATCATAGAGGAAGTTTTGCCCTACTCGTTTTCTTCATAAAGTTAAGACGAGTGGCATCCCACTTAAGTCTTTCTTTAAGGGGTCTAGATACTAGTTTAGCAACTGAATCAACTTCAATGTTATTGATTTCACAATAATGAACGATAGCATCAATGTGATTAAGTTTTTCTTCTATTACGATTCTCTCAATCTCTTCAGAGAATCTTGATGGTGTTAGGAATTTGTTATTTAATTCCCTCTCTAGTTCCGTATTATTTTCCATAGAGTTCCAGTTTATCTCCAACAAACTTTCTAATATATTTGCTGAGCAGTTTGATGTATTTTGATTTGTCATATTCTTCATAAACAACACATTCTCCATTTTCACAAGCCATAATAATGACTAATTTCTTTACCATTATACCACTAATTTCATATAACATACAACCGTATGCCATACACTGAACAAAATAATGTTCGATCCACTCTCGTGGTTTTGGTTTCTTTGAAGTCTTAAAATCGATAATTGCTAATTCGCCATTGTATTCTGCAATACAATCAACAGTTCCCGCAATACCTAATTGCTTACTATATAGGGAACCTTCAAGAGCATGAATATTATTTATACGATTTAGTTCCGCCTTCGCAATCTTAAAAAGAAAATCCGCCATCGGCGCAACTGGCGGAAGATCCTGATTTTTAAGGTAATGCTCCGTAAGAGAATGCATATCCGTACCGCGAGCAGTAGCCGCTTTAGTAATCTTTTCTGCCTCCTCTTCACCAACTTTCTTGCGCCACTTAACAAAAATTTCCTTATTAAAATGACTGGTAACCGAAGTAATGGAGACCAGTCGTAGAAGTTCTTCTTCATCTGGAACTTTATAATATCGAACACCATCTATAGTCTCACGCTCAAGTTGAGGGAGAATCAAATCAACATGATTAAACATCAAAATCCTGCTTCCATTTTTGCAATAATATATTCTTTAACAAAACCAGAACGTACAATATCATTGACGCCAAATTCAATAGTATCGATAGATGGCATTGCTCTTAGAACTTTCATAAAATCAATAATACCATTTCTTTCATTTGTTTTGATTAGATCAGACTGAGTAGCATCACCACAAAAACAAATCTTTGTATTTTCACCAACACGTGTAATTATACTATCTAATTCATGAAAATTCAAGTTTTGAAACTCATCGACAATAACAATTGCATTATCTAATGTAGTTCCACGAAGGAATGATGTACTCCAGAACTTAATCGTTTCTTGTGCTTTTAAATTACCATAGAGCATTTCAAAGTCTGCATCTGATGGCATTTGGAACATATACTTCACCATATTCTTATATGGAATTTGGTAAATATCTGCCTTATCATCATGACTACCAGGAAGAAAACCAATTTCTCTGGTTGCTACAAGAGAACGAACAATATAAACTCTTTCATAAGGAGTTCTTTCATCAAGTACATCTTGAAGTGCATTATACAAAGTAATGAATGTTTTACCAGTGCCCGCACACCCATATGCTACAAGATGTTTTCCTTCCGAATAAGAATTAAAAAGTCGCTCTTGATTATCAGTCAATGGTTCAATATCAACCATTAAATCAACATTAATGGGTTTCTTTCTCCTCATTTGTTTGGCAGTCATGCCAATACCAATCTGAGTTTCGTTCCTTCTTTTTCTAGTTGCCATTAGATTTTCTTTACGCGAGAACCAGGTGCTTTTGCAGCTTTTCCAAGAACATCGTTCCAACCAGGATTTCTTGCAATGAGTTTATCTTTCCACTCACCAACCTCTCCTGGTGTGGCACATCCTTGCGACCAATCTCTTTGCCATTCTGGATTGTCCTTGTACCACTGCGTGATGTCATGAACGCTCATTTCAATCACTTTCGTTTCACCAGTTTCTTTATGAATAATTGGATATATTGCCATAAGGTTTAATAATGTGTATCGTTATTTAGACCCACTCAAGGGCTTGTGACACTGATGGGAATTGTTCGGTAAATACCTTCTTGCATTCCTCTGCGATTATCATATGTTCCTTTTGAGTTCCATGAGCAGAACGGAGATTGATATAATGTATCCATGACCTGCACGAACCCGTCATATAGATCCTTGTGGGGACTGCCAGTGGCAATACAAACCTAGCACATTCCTTTGCGACATCTGCCTCTAGGAGTTCCTTGTAGAGGTTCTGAGCAGCATCAAAGTGATCTTGGATCTTGGAGTAGAGTTCGATCTTAAGATCTGCTGGAAGATCGTCTGTGGAGTTCTGACGGTTCTTTGTATCCTGCCTACGAAGTTCGGGAAGAGGAATATCTTCTGCAATCAGATTTGTGTCTGCATAACGCTGCGAAAATTCTTGAAATGTAAAACTACGGTGCCTCAAAATTTGAGCTGCGATACCACGATTGGTTTCAATTTCCAGCGTCATAGAAGACTGCTCAAACACAGACCAATGATTATGCTTAATACAATAAGCAAGCAACTTGGAATAGTTTTCGTTGTCTTGATTCGCAGGATTAGAAACTCGTGCAATAAATGCCATTGTTTTTTCTGCATCGGGAGTCACACTGATAAGTTTTACAGTCATTTCTTTCCAAATCCTTTTGAGTATTTTGCTTCAATTTGTGCGAGTTCTTCTTTTACAACTCGCAATTGTGCTTTCATTTCTTTTAATTTTTCACCAGAAAATAAGTGCTCTTGTTTGACTAATCTTTCCAACAATTTAACCAATTCCTTTGCCCTATTAGTCTGCGTATCCATCATCATCCTCAAAGATTTCGTCATAATCTCTTAATCCAGGAATTTTACTTTTATCTAAATTTTTAGAAGTATTATAAGCAGAGACATCAGAATAGATCTCAGCTTTCAAAGAATCGATAAGCAATTCAAGATTTCTTACTATCAATTTAAGTTTATCTTTGTCCATATTATTCTAAAGAATTTGCTTCAGTATAAAATTCGATCAAAATTTTATTAAGATGATCTTCAAACCTCTTTCTATCTCCTTCTACGATTGTAACCTTTTGTCCGCCAAAATTATAAGATTCTAGTAATGGAATTTCAAAATCAAGAAAATTTTGAACGTATTTGTTTGCTAATTCATTTAAATTTGCCATCTTTTTTTCCTTAAGATAATAGTTATTCTACACAAAAAAAGGGAGGATGTCAATCCTCCCTTTGATTTACATCAATCTAGATGCCATAAAGAGTTGTGCCTCATAAAGACGCTTCTCTTTAAGAATTTTTTCTCTGATTAGAATGAGTGCCATTAGGTCTGCTCCTTTACTTGTTTAGGGTATTGGTGCGTTCCTTCAGTCACCTTTTGCGTCTATTTTGCACTCCTTTGGAGTAATTTGTTTAAGTTCCCAAATCAATTCATTTCTGACTTGTTTTGGTAACTCTTTAGAATTAATTCTTCCAGTGATTAACTGTGCTTGTAAGCAAGTTAGAATGAGTGCTTCCATAGATGAACGACCCGTTCCGAGATAGACTTACTTCCGTTCGCTATTTGCGAATAGCGAATGAACGGTTAGGATAATTATTTTATCCTATTTAATCTATGTAGTCAAGAATTTTTATATAACTTAATATATCATCCACCAGGCTTCATTTTTACGCCAAGTGCTTTATTGCGAGCAGCATCAGATTGTCTTGCTGCTGCAAGTTTCTTAGCAGCAATCTCAGCATCATGTTGCTGATAAGCACCACCAAATAAAGATCTACCAATTCTTTCTAATGGATTGGAAGAAGTTTGTGCGAGACTCTTAGTATCTGCTCTCTTATAGACTGCCTTTCCATCTTTATACGCAAGATATCCAACATCTTGCTTTCCTGTTTTAGGATCAGTAACAACAGAAGTTTTACCCAACTTAGCGGTTTTTCCTCCACTGGTAATCGTATTGTTCTTAGTATCAAAACTAGTAGGTCCACCAA